ACCGCCCGCCAGTCCAGGATGTGGTAGTATTGGGCGAAATCACAGATCAGCCCCTCCTCGTCCGCTGCCGCCCCACGGGCGAGGCATATCAGTTTTTTCCGCCGTTTACGGCGGAGAAGATCTCCGTCAGCTCCCGGTCGATAGCTTCGTAGGGCACCCGGCCCTCCGGCGTCCGCACGTGGTCGTAAAGCCGCCGTTTGCCCTCCTCGCCCAGCAGCTTGCCCAGGATGGCGGGCAGATGCCGCACGTTGTCCTTGGAGGTCTCCATCAGCATGTCCAGCAGCTCCAGGTCGTCCAGCACGGCCTCGTCGATCTCCGCCGCAAAGCCGCTGGCAGTTGTCACCTTGGTCACGGCCCATCACCTCCCTTTAATGTACTCATAGTGGGTGTTCCCGGCGCTGTCCGGGTAGGCCAGATTGGTGACGTCGTACATGACGGGGCCGTTGTCCCTGTAGACGATCTCCTCCATGCCGGTGATGGTGCTGTCGGGCACCACGATGCGCTTGAGGGCCCCGCCCAGCACCATGTCCACCACAATGGCGTGATGGTCGGGGATGGCATTGTTGGCCGTCACGGTGATGCCGTCGGCCAGGGTGCCGGTCACGTTGGCCGCGTTGTGGACGAATTTCAGCACGTCGATGTTCAGCACCTCCAGCAGGGCAAACCGGAACCGGTCGGGTTTGTCCGTCACGGTGCTCAGCACCGGGTCGCCGCCCCAGGCCTTGATGTCCTCGCTGGTGGGGCCGTTTTCGTTCCGCAGGCCCTCCTCGCTGATGTAACCCAGGCACACGAAATCGTTGCCCAGGGCGGCGTCCGCGGTGGTGGGCAGCGTAGCCGTAATGGGCGCGGTATAGATGGCGCCGCCGATCTTGGGCTTGCCGGCGGCCACGTTGGATACGGTATTACTCATTTTCCTCGTCCTCCTCGATCATTTTTGCGTGTACCACCTGGTAAACTGCCTGGTACCGGCTCCGCCGGGTGGCAAGGTCCGGGTGGTGATAGTCTGTCTCGCAATGGCTCCGGGAGATGGCCACGTCCTCCTTGGCGGCCACCAGGCTGCCGTAGGTGATGGCCTGGTCAAACACCCGGTCCAGGGCGCTGGGCAGCCGGCGCTCCAGCTCGTCCAGCAGCGCCCCCCGATCCCGGGTGAACTCCTTGGGCAAGGGCACGATGACGGTGATCGTGGGCTCGCCGGCGGCCACGTTGGAAACGGTATTACTCATTGTCCTCGTCCTCCTCGATAATCTTTGTGTGTACCACCTCGTAAACCGCCTGGTACCGGCTCCGCCGGGTGGCGAGGTCTGGATGGTTATAGTCTGTCTCGCAATGGCTCCGGGAGATGGCGTCCAGGACGACGGCCCCGCCCATGGCGGCCTTCACCTCCTCGTTGAGGGCCATGGCCCTGGCCCTGGTAGGGGCCCAGCTCTGCACCGCCACCGTAGAGGTGACCAGGCAGTCCCGCTCCCGGCTCCCGGTTTTCTCCAGGGTCACAAAGGGCCCGGCCCCGCCGGGGTCGTCTCCTGATACCGGATAAGGCAATACGCCGCTTAAGTAGCGGATAAGGTATTGCTCGATGCTCATACTCACAGCTTGACACCTCCCGCCGCTTTGAGCAGCGTATTGTTGGCATTATTATCTCGCTTGGCGGCCCAGGTGGCGGCGTGGACGCCGCCGAAGCCGATCCACCGCAGCCGCTTGGCGTCCACGGGCTCGTAGCCCTCCCCGGCCTGGGCGGCGATCTGCCGCCCAGCCTGGTCCAGCAGCCCGCACACGGCGTCCGACCGCATCACGGCGTTAAGCCCCGGCAGGTTGAGCTTGACGGTTACGTTACTCATACCGCGCCACCCTCACCTGCTTGTGCCAGGGCCCCGGTACGTTGGCCTCGATGCCCTCCAGCACCTGGCCGAAGGCCCGGTAGCGTCGGCCGAAGATGTCCACCTCCGCCCCTTCCCAGTCGTGGCTGTCGCCCTTGGGCAGCCCCAGCACGTACTCAGCCCGCTTGCCGTAGAGCTGCAGGCTCTGTGCGATGTCGTCGGTGGTGGGCCGTGCCACAAGCACGTTCTCCACCGTCACCGGCACCGGCGTATACACCGGGTTGTTAAGGGCGTCCACGCCGGAGAGCCGCTGCTCGTACAGCGTTACCGTAGTGCCCTGGATCATAGCGTCACCACCTGTTCTTCAGGCCCGGCCAGCTCCTCCACCGGGGAGTAGCTGCCGATGGCGTTGCCCAGGCCCAGCAGCCGCCGGTCGGCCCGGCTGAGATACAGCTCGCCGGTGGCACCGCCTGTTCCCACCGTCCAGCTCTGGGAGTAGCCCAGCGCCGACTGTGTGCCCTGGGTGGCCCCGATGGGCACGCCCTCGCCGGTGTCCACCGTCCGCAGCACCATCCGGCAGCTCACGATTTGCTTGGCCTCGTCGGTGGCCTTGGGGGCCACCGTGTCGATCAGCACCGCCGCGTCCTGCAGCAGCACCGTCACCCGGTCCGTTTCTGCCACCGTCAGCGCCCGGCCCAGCCGCAGCGCCACGTCCTCGGCGGTGGCGTAGGCCGTCGCCACGCTGTCACTCATGCCCCGTCGCCTCCTTCCGCTTCCCCGCCTTCCCCTTGGGGGGAAGGTGGCCCGCAGGGCCGGATGAGGGGGCGATATTCGCACCGCCGCCGGAGGGGGCGATCCCCGCACCGCCTACGGAGAGGGGCGCGTCGCGCCCCGTCTCCTCTGCCACAAGGTGGCCCAGCTTGCGGTACTCCTCCACCCGGCTCTCATGGACGCGGCACTCGCCCCCGTCGGGGCGGATCATCCGCACCATGGTCAGGATGCGCTGGGCACGGCGCCGGTCAGCAGGTTAAAGACGCTGGTGTCGGCACGGAAGCCCACCTCGATCTCGGCCCGCACGGCCACCATGTTCTGCTGCCACAGATTGATGTTGGTGGCGCTGGCGCCGCTGCCCACGGTCAGGGTGGCCTGATCGCTGACGGTCACCTCCACGCCTTCCACGACGCCATACAGCGCCTGGCTCCAGTCGCCGCCCACGCCTACGATGGCGGGGACGCCGCTGGCGCCCTGGGTGGCGGGGGTGCCCGCCTTGTACAGGCCGCGGGTGGTGTGGGTGGGTGCGCCGATGATGCGGGGCACGGCGCCATCGGCGGCGGAGTTGATAAACAGGGGACGCCCGTCGTTGTCCACAGCCCGCAGCAGCAGGCCCTCCGCCTGGGGGCTCAGGGCCCAGCCATTGAGGACGCCGCCATGGACGGCCACGTCCTCCTTGGCGGCTACCAGACTGCCGTAGACGGTGGACACGCCGCTGACGGTCAGCAGACTCTGCTGCGTGCAGTTGGCAAAGCTGTCGAAGTTGCTGCCGGGGACGTTCATCGCGCCGATGATGGTCTGGTCAAAAACTCGGCCCAGGGCGCTGGGCAGCCGGCGCACCAGCTCGTCGTACAGCGCCCGCAGGTCACGGGTAAACTGCTTACTGAAGGGCACGATAACGGCGATCGTGTAGGGGGTCATCAGCTTGGAGGCCAGGCTGGGGTTGCTGACGGGCTTGGGGTCGGTCTCCACCACCCAGGCGGCCTCGGCGTCCGCCGTGATCACGGGGATAGTCAGGCCCCGGCCGGGCAGGCTCACGCGGCGGGCCAGGCGCATCACGGCGCTCTGCTCCGTGGTCTTGGAGAGGATCTCGCTGGAGATGTCAGAGGGCAGCGCCACGGCGCTGCGGTTGGTCTCGATACCGGGCATAAATTACGCTCCTTTCAAATCACTTTGATGTTGGCGGCAAACCATTCCGCGAACTGGTCCCGGGTGGTGCCGCCGCTTCCGTTTTTCCCCACCTCGCCGCCATCCGGGACGGCGGGATAGGGCTTGCCCTGCTGCTGGGCGGCAAAGGCCAGGATGGCGTCCGCCTGGGCGGTACACTCGGCCTCCGTGCTGCCGGTCAGCAGCTTGACAGGTACGCTCTTCTCCCCCGCAACCTTGTCCCGGATGTCCCGGACGGCGGCGGCGGTCTTGAGCTGCTCCACCTCCGCCCGCAGGTTGTCCAGCTCGGCGGTGGGGTTGGCCCTGCGTTCCCGGGCCAGGCGGTCGGCAATGATCTGATTGACCTCCGCCTGGGTAAAGGTGCGCTGGGCGTTGTCATTGGCTGCGCTTGCCGGGGCAGCCGCCGTAGGGTTGGCAGCAACGGCGGCAGTGGTCGCCGCAGCCGTCGCCGCAGCCGTCCCGGTCGCCGTCTGGGCGGCGGCGCCGGTGGGGTTGGTGCTGTTGGTCTCGCTCATGGTGTATCTCCTTCCGCTCTCGCGTCGTTCCGGCGCTTGGCCCCGCCGTCGGGCATATACAAGGCGCACGCTGCGCCGGGTACACTTTGCGTTGTGCCCGACTTGGGTACAACTCTCACTCCACGTCCAGCTCCTCGGCGGCGCTGCTGTTCAGCGCCTGCCGCCGGGCGTAGGCACTGCGCTTCTGGGCGTTGATCTTGTCGCGGTTTTCGGTGTAAAACTCCCGCCGCAGGGCGTTGATCTTGGCAGCGGGGCTGCTTCCGGGGGCGGTCTCGTACAGCTGCCGGTACATGGTTGGGTCATAGCCCGCCACCTGCGTACTGCTGTCAAAGCGCACGGCGTAGGTGCAGTCGCAGTTGGCGTGGATATGCTCGGCGTGGCCGTTTTTCAGCGCCGCCTTGCTGGCCCGCTGCCAGCCCCGGGAGGATAGCGCCAGGCAAAAGGCGCAGGTGTCGCCGGAGGGCACCCAGGCCCACTCCGCCCCGTCCCGCAGGGCGTTTTGCATGGTGGTGTCCACCCCTGCCAGCTTTACCAGACGCCCCACGGCGCTGGACACCGCCTCCGGCTGCTGTGTTTGCTTCAGCGTGCCGTTCACCGCCTTGGCCACCTCATGGTAGCTGGCGGTTTCCGCCGGCTCTGCCGCCGGCAGCGTCACGCCGCTGGCGGCGGCGATGGCGTCATACATCTCGCAGGCCGCCGCCGCGGCCCCCTCGCCGTACCTGGTGGTCAGGGCGTTGGCGTAGGCAATGGCCGCCGCCCGCCCCGCCTCGGTGCTGACTTCATGGGTATAGAGGTAGACCGCAAAGCGGTCAGCCGCCTCGTCGCTGCACTTTCGCAGCGCGGCGATGTACTTACGCCACGCCTCAAGTCGGATTTGCATTGTCGGCCTCCTCCGTCAGCTCGTCCAGCAGCGCCAGCCCTCGCGCCCGCTGCTCCTGGGCCCGGATGCGGCGAATGTCAGCCTGGTCGAAGCCAAGCATCTCCAGAAATACGTCTGTGTCGGCAAAGCTGGGCCGGGCGCCGGCGATCTTGGTGGCGGCGTCGGCGCTGGCGGCCACGTTGGGCCGGCCCGGCGAGCGGAAGTGGGCCACCACGCTGCGCTCGTCCTCGGTGAGATCCTCCACCCGCACGCCGTGGGCGATGGCCAGGGCCATCAGGGCGATGGTCCGCAGGCTGTCGCCGTTGGCGGTATTGAGATCCTCCGCCAGGCCGATGAGGGTGTCCGTCTGGGCCCGCAGGGCCTCGTAGCTGGTGGGGTTGGCGTCGTTGACCACCCCCGTGTCGCTCACCGACAATCCCGTGGCGGCGGCGTATTGCGTGGCCAGCGTCCGCAGCATCTCCACGTGGGGCTGTATGCTGCCCTGGGGCAGCTGCCCGAAGGTGGGCTTCTCCCCGGTCTCCGGGTTGGTGGTGCTGGCCAGGATGGAGCCCACATACTGCCGAAATTTATCGTTGACGATGGCGTCATACTGGTCGTCGGTGACGCCCAGGATGTACTTTTGGGGGCTTGTGCAAAACTCCAGGCCGATGGTGGCGTTGGCCACCGTCCGCACGTAGCCCTCAATCAGCCGCCGGATGGGGTTGCTGATGCGGCTCTGCCCAAATGGCTTGTCGGAGGTCGCGCCCCAGATCATGGGCTCCATCAGCGGCCTGCCCATGATGTGGGGATAGCCCACCGCCTCCCAGCGGTACCGCTTGCGCTCCAGCACCCACACGTGGGTGTCGGTGTACAGGTTGACGATCCGGGCCTCCTGGGTGCCGTCCTCCCGCTCCGGCGCGTCGATGACGGCAAAGCCCGCGCCGATGCGGCCTTTTTCGCCGTCCCACTCCGCCGCCGCCGTCCGGGGGGTGTGAAAGCGGATGCGGCAGCCTATCACCCTGTCATGGCTTAGGGTGGCAAAGGTGCAGCCGAAGGTCAGCTCGTCCCGGCAGTGCTTTTTGTACTCGCTCACCAGCCGGTTGCGCTGCACCAGCGTCATCAGCTCCGGCACGTCCTGGCCGTTGGCGCCTACGAAGCCGTCAAACATAGAGCGGCCCGCCAGCACGTCCACCGCCTTGGCGCCCCACTCGCAGCCGATCTCGAAGCCCCGGATGCTGCGGGGCAGGGCCAGGCCCAGGTTGACCTCGCCCAGGGTGACGTCGCCCTCGTAGTACCGGGCCTTGACGCTGTTTTTGCTCTCATGCCGCCGAAAAATGGCCAGCAGCCGGGCCAAGGTGTCCTTTTCCGCCCTGGGCAGGCCGTCGATTTGGTCCAGATTGATGTCGATGGTCATCCTATCCTCATCCTCCTTGTCGGGTCTCGTTTACTTGTCCGCACGCCCCACAGGGCCAGCGCGCAGGCGGCCACCGGTCCCGGGTCGTCGCCGCCGAAGCCCCAGCCGCCGCCGATGGGCCGCCGGGTGGCGGTGACGGCGCTGTCCCGCAGCGCCTCCTGTGGGCGGTACCAGGTGACGCCGCCCTCGCCCAGGGCGTCCGTCAGCGTGGAGGCCGCTGCCACCACGTCCGCCGCCTTGGGCCGGATCACGCTGTCCTTGGCCCGCCAGATGGGGGCGATGCGCTCCACCAGCAGGTCAACGCCGTTGCGCCCGTCGATCACCACGCAACTGGCGCGGGTGTACCGCTCGTTGAGCCAGTCGCTGAGCCACCGGGTGCCCATGGCCGTCAGCTGACGCTGGATCAGGGAGATCCGCGCCGGCCCCTCCCGGGGCTGCACCGCCCCGCACAGCACCACCTCGGTGCCGTCGGCGGTAAACTGCACCCCGTAGGCCGTTTTGCCCTCCGGCTTGCCCTCGTCGCTGGCGCAGCCGTCCCACACCGCGGCGGGTATGGCCGTCTCCGCGCCTACGGTCAGCACCGGGCTCCACCAGCCAAGCCGCTCCCGCGCAAAGCCGTCCGCCGTCATGGAGGCCTGCTCCTCGGCGGTAAACTCCTCCGTCAGCCGCAGCCCCAGGGCGGGGTTGGCGGCGTACCACAGGCGGCGGTCACCCGTGTCGATCTTGTCAATGCTCTCCCCTTCCACGCTCCACTCGTGCCAGGCGTCGTGGGGGCCGGGGGCGGTGAGGCATACCTCCCGCCGCCGGCGAAACACGGTGCCGGGGCAGCCGGGGTAGGGCGGCGTGCCGGTGTAGATCAGCTGCCGCTGCCCGGTGGCGGAGGCGGAAGCCGTGGCCAGCAGCGCCTCCAGCTGGTCGTCCGTCAGCTCCTGGGCCTCGTCCAGCACCACCAGGGCGATGCCGTCAAAGCCGCGGGCCGCCTGGCGGGACCGGGCCGAAAACTCGATGCACCCGCCGTTTTTCAGCTCAATGGCCTCCTCGCCGTTGGTGTAGCGGATGGCCTTCACGGCCTTCTGCAGCTCCGGGTGGCGCCGGTCGGTGAAGATGCTCTCCAGCCGCCGGAAGCTCCGCTTGCTGGTGCGCACCTGGTGTGCCGTGTGGAGGATCCTCTCCCCCAGCACCGCCAGGCCGTACAGCTCCCGGGCCTCCAGGCACTTGTTTTTGCCGTTCTGCCGGGGCACCGTCAGCCCCGCGCTGGTGGTGCTGTACTGGCCGTCCTCGTCGTAGCCCAGCCAGCACCGCAGCACGTCCCGCTGCCAGGGATCCAGGGGGCTGTCGTAGGCCGCCATCAGCTCGGCGGCGGCGTCTCCGTCCCCGCCGAAGCGCCGGGGCTCTACCTGCACCCGGGGTGTCTGACTGCCCCTCATGCGCTGCCCGCCTTCCTGCGCTGCACCAGCTCCAGCACCGTAGGCCCGCCGGCTCCCGCGCCCTCGCTCTCGCCCAGGGCCTCCGGCCGGATGCGCCGCAGCGCCTTGGGCGTCAGGCCCAGGCTGTCCCGCAGCGAGGCGATGGCGGCGCGCTGTTTTTGAATCACCTCGTAGTGGTCGTCCAGCACCGAGGGGGCCTCCCCCTCCGCCGCCGTGGCCTTCCAGGCCTTCATGGTGCGGGAGAGCTCCCGCTCCATGGTGGCCAGCTGGTGTACCGCCGGGGCGAAGGCCTCCTGCCACAGTCCCAGCTGCTCCATCTGCTGGCGGTAGATCTGCTCTTTGGTCATGTCCGTCCTCCTCTCGGCCCCACTGCCCGGCGCCCGCCCCGAGAAAGGAGAAGGGCGAGCGCAGGGCTAAGGGAGGATTACACATGCCGGCGCCGAAATGCGCAAAACGGACGCCGGGCAGCGGGGCCGATGCTCCGTACCCAACTCGGGCACAATGGTCACTCCGTCAAGGTCTCGGCGTCCAGCGTGGTCCGCCGTCCATGCACCGGTCGCAGAACCTGGCCAGCTCGTCCCAGGACGGCTCCTGCACCTCGCTGCGGAGCATGCCCCGCACCAAGATGCGCTCGTCCTGGTCAAGCTGGTGCTCGAATACCGCCGGCACAAAGGCCGCGCCCCGTGCCACCGCCGCCAGGAACTGCTCGCACCCGGCCACGATGTGGTAGTGCTTGTCCAGCATCACCGGGGCCAGAAAGCCATACTCGCCGATGTTGGCCTTCAGCGCCTCCAGGTTTTCCACAGCCCCCAGCCGCTGCTGCTTGCCCAGCAGCTCCATCACCGGTACCATCCGTGTCTCCATGTCAAAATCCTCCTATCTCGGCGGCATCATTCCCCGCCGCCCAACCCGCTGCGCTGTCGCAGCGCGTCTCTTCATTCCGCTGCGCCGTTGCAGCGCGTTTATCGTCCGCGCCATAGCGGCGCGATTCACGTCCGCGTCCCGCCCGCGCCCTCGCGCAGTCCCCTAATGCAATTTCCCTTCCGCCCCGCCCGCCCGAAAATCCCCTCGGGGGTATTTCGGCGCTGGGCGCAGAGGAGGAGCCTCGGGGCCAGGGCAGGGGCCCTCCCCCCTGGTCACCAGGAGCCGTCGGCGGGAGATGGGCTCCGGCAGGCCGCAGGCACGGCGAGGCGATTGCCTTTCGCCGCGTTGCAGCAGTAATGCGCCGGCTGCAAGTTTGTCCAGTCCTCTGCCGCCTCCCGGCGCGAGCCATAGCCGAACTGCCGATAGCGGCTGACCGGCCTGATCTCGTCGATGACAAAGCTCAACGGGTGCTTGCTGTCGCTGGGCTCGTCGTAGTGGATCGGGCCGAGGGCTCCGTGGCAAATGGCGCAGGGGGCGGCCATCGCCCGAAAGCGGGCCCGGTTTTTCCGCCGCAGGTTGCCGTTGGCCGACCTGGGATTACTCACGCCATCACCTCCGGGAAAACGAAAAGAGCCCGTGCCTGCATGTTACGCCTAAAGCGTCATTGCAGGCACGGGCTCTCAAAGCACTGGCCATGTTCGATGTTCACGATTGTTCGGTGCTTACACTTGGAACACCAGGCCACGATGTCGCGGCCGGAGGTTGAGGGCAGCACCGGGAGCAATTTCTTGTTTTGCCGGCATATTGGGCAAATCAAGTAACCGTCCCTTACTGTTAGCATTTTACCAGATGTTCGTGCGGTTTGCAACACTTTTCACCCTCCTAATCCCTAAAAATAATACTATTATCAAGTCGGGAAAAAATAAACAAAAAGGTTTTACTTTCTCCGCCTGGGCCGCTTTTGCAGCGGCAAGATATAGTATGCATATTGGTAACCGGCGCCGGTCAGCGGCTGCCGGCTGCCCCGGCTGTCAAAGAGCAGAGAGCCGCGGGGCGGCTGAAGCGAAAAGGATCCATCCACCCAGCGCACGTCCACGTCCGGGCGGCTGGCGTTGCGGGTGATGTGCCACTGATGGCGCCCAAGCTCCGGGGCCTCCTTGGTGAGGTACCTGGCCAGCGTCTCATAGTTGCGCTCGGCGTCAACCCGCAAGGGCTTAACGTCCATCACGCTGCCGGACGACCAGCAGCTCCTCAGCAGGGCGTAGCACTTGCCGGGGGGCTTTTTTATGATGACGTGGTGGTGCAGCCGCCCGTCACCGTGTTTGTCCTCTGTCACCCAAAAGATAACTGGCTTGGGCCAGTGCTGCGCTGCCCACAGCGTGGACACTTGCGCCCGCCATCGTTTCAGCTTTGCCTCTGCCGCCTTCCGGGATGCGGGATAGTGCTGGTCGTCATAGGTCAGCGTCAGCACCAGGTCGCCGATGTCAAAGTTCTCGGCGATCAAGTCCTGGGCCTGCTCGAAGCTGTACTTGCGATTGAGCAGCCGCTGGGCCTCGGTGGAGGCTCGCTGCTTAGCGGCCCGGGTGGCGGGCTTGTCGCGGCCGTTGGGGACGGGGTAGACGATCTGCCTCACCTGCCGCCCGGCGCGTATGGTTTTGAGTTTTCGCATGCCCATGCGGTGCATCTCCTCTCTGGACAGGAGCCACATGGGCATGCGTCACGTCTATCATTACATTGTATAGCGATCTTCCCAGGGCTCGAAGTGCGGGCCGAGGATGCGCTGCAAGGCCTGGTCTATCTTGCCTTTGGTGTAATTGAGCTGCGGATCATTGTTGCCGGCCTTGGCGTCATCCTCGATGGCCACCTCCGCGTAGTCCAGCAGTGTGTTGCGGTATGCATTGCGGTAATCCGCCGCCCGCTCTGGCGTCAGCTCAATGCCCGGGGCCTGTTCCTCCAGCCAGGACTCCAGGGTAATCAAAGCCATGTCCTCCATCTGCTGGATGGTAAAGGACCTTTGCAGGTTGCACAGCCTCTTAACTTGGGCGTTGAGTTGCGCCATGAATGCGCTCTGCTTACGCATTATCGTCATCCTCTCTTATGTCAACTCTGATATACTTGATCAGCTTAACCTCGCCGCGCATGGCGCGGCAGACGTGAGTCCTCACGGTGTCGACCGGAGCGCCGACCATGTGGCCCAGCTCTGTGGGAGAGTCTGCCACCGCCAGGGGCAGCTCGTAGGGCGGTGGGCCGATGGCAAGGTAGAGGGTCACTCCACCACCTCCATGGTGCAGCGGCTGCCCGGGTTGCGGAGGCCGGCGCCATCGTGGGCCTCCTCAAAGGGGCAGACTATCAGGTGGTCGTGAGCTGTAGCCACTGCCACCGGGCAGGTGCCGCAGGTGCGCTCATAGCCCATGGCGTCAGCCAGATGTTGCAGGATAGCCAAGCGCTCCGGGCTGCTGGTGGTGATGGGCTGCCCGCAGCAGGGGCAGCGGTCACCGGCTCTAAGTTTTGTCATTCTACACCTCTTTGTAAGTTCGTCAATGGCGTCTGCCGCCGCTTTCATCGCCTCTGCATCCCAATTCGTATTAGTAATGCCAGGCGGCGCTTGCTCTCTGTCCCGGGCGATCAAATACTCCGCTCTATACCGCAAATCGGCCACCAAATTTGTATAATCTTTCATAACTCGCAATCCCTCCCGCTTTCGAAGTGGCTACAATATTCCGGCTCTCTTTGTCTTATATAACCCCAAAACCTTAGGTATTGGATCCAATGCCTAACGACTTGGGCCTGCGCGAAGTCGCACAGAATGCCAGATTTCTTGTCATACCACCCATAATGGTGGAGCCCATCGTGAGATTTCATGCGAACAATTCTAACCGACTTCCCATATCGCAGTTTTGCCTTTATAGCTTCCATCAGGCAATTAGACCTAAAGAAGCGGTCGCCGTCTCTTGGCTTACTCATTGCCCGCAGCTCCGTCCATTTTGGCGCCGCATACGTCACAGTAGGCCGCTCGGTAAGTTTCCCAGCTGTGCTCCTCGCCGCACTCAGAGCAATACTGACAGTCCCCATCTTCGATCCATCGCCCGTGCCGAACTTCCACCACGTCGGCGGCGGGCTCGTCGATGATGACTTGCATCGCCTGGATGATGGTCATGCCGGTGTGGATTTTACGCTCCAGCGCCTCTCTGTCGATGTAGCTCATCACTTGCCCCCTTTACCTTTCCAGCGCTTTCTCCGCTTCCTCGCGGGAGAGAAAGACGGTTTTGCCAAAATCTGCTATGTATTTCAACGCAAATTTGCTTTCCGCAATCCGCTTGCAATAATACGTGTACGTGTTAGCGTAAGGATAAGGGACAACATCTACCAGTTTTGCTTCTTTCTTCTTTTTACATCTTTCCCGGCAACCGCAACGACAGGTATAAATCCTAAAGCACGGCTCCCCTACCTTGCACGGCAGCACCGCAAGGCGGCCATCGGATTCCGCCCGCTTCCACGCAAACCACTCGTCGTACCTTTCTTTCTCATCTCTCATTCGCTCCACAGCTTCTTCTGCCGATTGCTTCGGAAGAATATATTTTATCTGCGCTGGCGTCAGCCCCGTGTCCTCATAGGCGGCGAGGCGTTGCCGGAGTTCTGCAAAGGCCCATGCCAATGTATACAGCATGGCACACAAACCTTCTTTGGTCTCAATTCCGTCAAACAGAGCATCGTAGAGAGCATCACCAAGTTCATCATCTGTGAGACCGGCCTTAATGCTCATCGGGCCATGATCTGCGACAATCAGCCGCATGTAGTCGTACAGCGTGACATTGGGATAACCAGGGGCAGGCCCGCCGTTACGGACCCACGCCTGGCCGTCCTTCACATAGACCAAATTAAGAGCTACCTCAGTATTGTTCTGAGGATTGTCGGTTGTCAATCTCTCCATTACTCTACTCCCTTCCCCTTGCGGTCCTCCGGCAGCTCAACCCAACGGAGGACCGGCATATCGATTTTGTGGTCACGGCCGTGGCGCCAACACCATGCGCCATCATGCCAGTCTGACAACACCTCGTCCGTATAGACTTTGCCCGGATTCGACCCGCCCAGCTCGACCACCACCGCGCAGGTGCAGTCGTGGTCCGGAACGGCAGGGCTCTCCGTCCAACCGACAGCGACCGGCCGAGGCTCGACCACTTCCGCTACATCAGGCTCCGCGCCGGGAGGCGGCGGCAGAGGCATCCAGTGGGTCAGATCATCGTCGAAGGTACCGTCAGACCACCGCCAATCCACGCCCACATCACCATCTGCATCGACAGTAAGAACGTCAACACCGGGCTCCGGCAGTCGCTCCTCCACGCTGATCCAGCGGGGCCACCCGGCCAGCGGCGCGGCCTGAGCGCCGCCCGCTGCCGGCCGCAGCTCGTCCGTCCTGCCCGCCAAGTAATCCAAAGAGCACCCCAGCAGGTCGGCGACCTCGCACAAACGGCTGGCCTCACAAGGGAGAGCGCTTGCCGAGTAGAAGTGGTCATCGCCAAAATTTCCCGCAGCCGCTTTACGGACGTCCGCAACAGACTGATGCTGGTAGCTGTATTCCCCAGGGAGCTGATCGTCATCGCCAAGGCCCGCGGCCTCGATCGCCGCCACAAGCCGCTGCGCCTCCCGCTGCCTGGCCAGCCGGTAGTCGCGCTGCCGCTGCTCGCCCTCCTTCTCGGACCTTGCTTTACGGTCGGCCTTCTCCTTTGCCTCGTCGTCCTTGCGCTTTACGTTCTTAGCCTTGCCTTTGCTGCAAGGGTAGGCACAGCTGGGCAGATCGCTGCATGAGAGACAGCAGCCTCCGGAACAGCGGTGCCATGAGTTATCGCGGAGGGCCTGCAAGAACCGCTTTTCGTGGTGGTCGCAGGCTCCGCCGCCCTTGCAGGTGCGCGGGGCCATGTAGGCGTCAGCCTTTTCCGCGGCATACTGTGCGGCAGACATCGAGATAAAGCTGGCATCGCCAGAGCGCTCACAGCTCGCTGCAATCAGCTCCTGGGCTGCTGCAGGCAGCTTCTGCAGTTCGTAGGCCGCTGCCTCGCTGATTTTCCCGGCCCGGAAGTAGGCCAAAAGGCCCTCGACCATGTTGTTTTTTATGGCCTCCAGGCGGCTGAGCTTGCTGCGGCTCATGCCGGAAATCTTAGACACCCAGTCCCGGTGGCGGCCCGGAAACTCGTAGCCCTCGTCCTCCAGAAGGCGGATGCAGTTGCTGGTGCGCTCCGCCTGCTGCAGCTCATCGGCTTGCGTCATCTTACGGTTGCCGGCGTTTCCCATGAGCAGCCGCAGCTCCTGCATGGCGGGAGAAACATCATCCCGCTCCACGATGCAGGGGATCTGCGCCCACTTGTCCGGGGCCTCGGGCTTGAGATACTGCCGGATAGCCGCCATGCGGCGGTGACCACTGACGATAATGTACCCGCCCACGTCGTCCGGGTCCGGGCGCACTCGGATGGGCTGTTGCAGGCCAATCAGCTCAATGTTGGCAGCAAACTCCTCCAGGCCGGAGAGCTCGTAAAAGTTGCGGGCGTCGCCGGAGATCAGAACCTCGTCGATGTACTCGATCTGCTCCCGCCCGGTGCCCGAGCTGGGCACCGCCCGCAGGGCATCGCCAAAGGTCTCGGCCAAGTTAAACGTCTTTCCCATGATCACACCTCCTCGCCCAAATACTCTTTGACCCAGCGCCGGTAGTCAATGGCGGCGGCGCAGTGGGGGCTAAACACCGCCAGAGGGTCGCCGGAGAAGGTGCTATCCGTCACCAGGCGGCAGTCCCGGATCATCACGTCATAGACCGGCAGCGCGTCACTGAGCTGCCGCATCTCCTCCTGCCAGGGCTTCCACCCGGGGCGATATTTGGTCAGCAGCACCCCCGCCACCCGAAGGCGGGGGTTGACCGCCCGCATGTTGGTCACCTGACGCAACATGTTGGCAACGCCAGCAATGGAAAAGGCGTCCAGGCTGAGGGGGATGATTACCTCGTCCACTGCCGCCAGGGCTGCGGCGCTGGCGGCATTAAAGGCCGGCGGACAGTCCACGATAATGTGGTCAATGAGCTCGCGGCCCGTCTCCGCCTCCTCCGCCGCGTTGTCCTCAGAGATGGTGGTAAAGAGATCCACAAGGCACTGCCGGTTAGCCCGGCCGTCCCGGAGGGCCCCGATGTCGTAATCCATCAGGTCGTCACTGCCGGGCAGCAGGGACACGCCCGCGATCTCCGTCTTGATGATGTTTTCCACCCAATAGGGCTCCTGGGTGCCCGCCAGATAGCCCACCATGCCGCCGCTGGGCTCCACGCCCAAAAAGTCCGTGGTGTTGTGCTGGCTGTCGGCATCGACGAGCAGCACATGCTTGTGGTGCTCGGCGCCCAGGATGCTGGCCATGTTGATGGCGGTGACGGTCTTACCGACGCCACCCTTGAGGTTGATAATTGCCGTAGTTCTCACGTCATTTTCCTCCGTTATTTCGTTCGTTTGGTTTCTCCCACAAGCTGCACATCGTCGCTATAGCAGCGGCGGCGCCGAGGGTAAAGGGTCACGCAATAGCCCGCAGGGACCTGGACGCTTGCAAACCGCCCCTGCGGGTGGCGAAAGATGCAGCGCCCCTTTACCGTGCGTACCTTCGTGGATCCGGTGTCGTCATAGGTGGCAAAGGCCACCCGCACAGTCTGTCCAACTTTGATCATCATGTAATCCTCCTTGTTAAAACGGCTCATCGCCGTCCTCGTCCACTTCCGCAAAGCCCACCTGACCGCGGACCTCCCGCGTATCCTCCTGCGGCTCGATGCGGTCTTTGGAGACAGCCTCAAACCGCTGGATTTCGCCATGGAGGATAAGGTCCACGTAGCCACCAGCAGGGCCATGCCTGTTTTTGTCGATGGTCAGGCGGCGGTTGCTCAGCTTATCAGCGGGGTCAATTTTTTGCAGGATCATCACCAAGTCAGCGTCCATGCCCAGCTGTTTGCTACCCCTAAGGTCGTTCATATCGGCCGCCCAGTTCCGTTTGTGGT